CTTGTAGCAATAGTTAGAGCAGCTGGATACAGTGATGCTGAAGTTAATGTAGTTATATGTATATCATAAGATACAGCCCATTCTATAATGAATATGAATGGTGATTTGATGTCGTTCTTCGGAACAAACCCATCAGGTCACCCTTTAACTGTTATTATTAACGGTTTAGCCAATTCTTTATATGTTCGTTATTGTTATGCTGTAAATAATCCTGAAGGCCATTGCGATGATTTTAAGGAAAATATAGCCTTAATGACTTATGGTGATGATATGATTATGGGTGTTAGCGAGAAATGTACTTTTCTTAACCACACTATAATGCATAATACACTTAAAGATATTGATATAGGTTTTACTATGGCTGATAAAACAGCTGAAAGTGTTCCATTTATTCATATTAATCAAGCTTCATTTTTGAAGAGATCATGGAGATATGAACCTGAGTTAAATGCTTGGGTATGTCCCATAGAAGAGGAATCTATAGATAAAGGTTTAACTATGTGTGTAGCCTCAAAAAGTATGAGTCCCCAATTACAAGCGATAGAAGCTATGCATAATGCAGTAGGTGAATATTTCTGGTATGGACGGGAAAAATTTGAAGAAAAACGTAACTTAATGTATACATTTATTGAAAAATTAGAATTACAACCATATGTTTCACGTGATTTTATGACGTGGAATGATGGTATTTTAGCATATAAATCATATGACTAAAATAACTTCGGGTTTGCTTAACCCATGACAAAATAAGCCCCTGAGGGAGGTTCCCTCGGCCTCATATGTAGTCTAACTAGCTCATATGTTGTATAATCTGTTTTTATCAAAAATATCACTGCAAAGTGTGGACTTTGCCAAAGTTGCGTCTCGGTACTAGAACCGAGACCGTACGTGTATCGCGCTGATACACCTCGTAATGTCGAGTGCTCCCGTTGTAGTTCATTAGAACTACAATCAGATGAAACTGAATCTACTGTTTTAGATAGTTCTTCAGTTCCTACAACTACATCAGCTACTGTTGCTGAGTTTTTAGATGAAACACCTGGTGGATCTTGGTCCATTCCTAGTGTTGAGAGATCTAATCTCAATGATAGACAACCTGAGGTGGAGTTGGCTCAATTTTTGAGTCGACCAGTATTGATAAAGACCCATACGTGGGCACAAACGGATTCTTACACAGTTGGAGCTTCATGGTTCCCCTGGTATGAATTCTTAAATAGTACACCAATTAAGAATAAATTAAATAATTATACTTTCTTGAGTTGTATTTTAAAAGTTAAATTTGTA